TGACGAAGTCATGCAGACCAATCGATAGTAGACTAGCTTGAACCATTGACTAGGAGGTTAGTATGAATGGATTCTTCCGCTCATCTATCCCGCCTAAGTGTACAAATTCTTGTACAAGCCTCTATGCAGCTCTGCTCGATGATGTTGAGAATTTGCTTCCGTCCTACAATTCGAACACCTTCGATCGGTATACTATCCTTAATGGGATCGTGACCAACTCGATTCATTTGAAGGTTTTACCTACTCTAGGTAAGGCCTTTGAATCGTGTTTGATTACGGGTGAGAGGTTTATCCTCCCACCAGATTACACCGGGGAAGTTATGTTCAAGTTGCCTCGATTGCTTTATCAATTGAGCGCTTGCTTAATTGATCCAGTATCGGGACTTCCACACTGGAAACTGTGTGGTACGTGTACTTCAGCCCGTGAGAAATTATGGGCCGCAACGTACTTTCGTTGCCTTAGGCAAATTTGTTTCGCCTATTCGAAGTATAGAAGTGGTAGTGTTGTCATTAGTCCTGGCGATCGTGAGAAAGTCAGGGATCGCTTGTGTAGAGAGAAATTCTCTCTAGACAAAGCCGATCATAGTGTGCTTCGCATTGCGAGGCGCCTATTACGACACGCTACTTGCGACGCCTCCGGAAACTTGCTTCCTCTTTTAAAGGAGTATAGAGATACTCCGTGGGGGAAACATGGCCCTGGAGCTGTAGAAGACGGGAGTACAGGTGGTTATAAGTGGGATTTTTGTATCCCTCTTGGTATGAGACAAACTCTATTTAAATATAGAGCAAATCTCCCTAACTTTCCGGTTAGGAAAGATACCGGGGCCTCGCGGCTTACTGCTGTACCTAAGGACTTTCGAGGTCCAAGGTACATATGCATTGAGCCGAAAGAGAAGCAATTCGCCCAACAAGGGCTTATGCATACTCTGTATAAATTAGTACAGAGTAACCCTGTAACCATGTATGAGATTGACTTCCAAGACCAATTAGTATCCCAAGAGGTTTGTCGTAGCCCTAGTTGTGCTACGATCGATCTAAAAGATGCTAGTGATCTCGTAAGCCTTAAGTTGGTCAAATATTTATTTGACAAACGTCTCTACAAGCTTTTTAGCGAGTACCGTACACCATTCATACATTTGGATGGGGCAGATACGAAGGCACACAATGTGCTTAAGTGTTTTGCTAGTATGGGTAGCGCGCTCTGCTTTCCTGTAGAAACACTTGTCTTCTGGGCAATTAGCTCAGCGGCAAGCTATCTACAATTAGGGAGAGCAGGCAGAGTGCGTTGTTTCGGTGATGATATCATCGTCGAACGCAACGCAGCACCTCGGGTGCTATCTGCACTAAGTTCCTGCGGTCTAGTGATTAATAAGACCAAGACATGTGTCGATACTCCTATTAGGGAGTCATGCGGCGCATACTGGTTTTATGGTTATGACGTTGTCGTAACCAACATTAAGACCGATCAATTCAAGAGCGTAGACACATGGCAAGCCTGCGTTAAATACGCGCAGCAGCTAGAAAGAAATTGTTTCTTTCGTGCTTCTAAAGCCATGGCATCACTAGGTGACAAATTCTTTCCCATCGACGATTCATTTTTATTCTACTCACGTGGAGTAAAATGCAATCATAGGTGGAATAGAGATTTGCATCGAAGTGAGTTGCTACTCCCCTGTAATGCTAAATACAGGATGCGTGATGCAGTTTTCAATTATGAGCGTCTTTATTGCGCTTATAATGGAAATCCCAC